TTCTAAATTTAAGGTATAATAAAAGAAAAAAGGAGAATTATTGGGAGGAATAATATGAAGGATTTATATGACAAGATGATTGACGAATATTTTAATCGTCATCCAGATGCCGGACTTGCTTGGTGGATGCTACCACTAGACTAGCAGCCAGAAGGCTTTAAGCAGGAGATGTATGATATTCTTTGGGACTTAACACATAAGGAGAATGAATAATAAGAGTCTAATATTTGACTTTTAATTACCTTATATGTTATAATATAGTTAGAGGTGATGGAAATGTCTTGCGGAATTTACATAATAAAAAATTTATTAAATCAAAAAGTATATATAGGATAGTCTATTGATATAGAAGAAAGGTGGATAAAGCACTGTGCAGGATATGGAATCGCGCATAATTCTGCAATTGATAGTGCTATTAAAAAATATGGGCAAAAGAATTTTTCATTAGAAATTTTAGAATTATGCCCGCGTGAAGAATTAAATAATAAAGAAGCATATTATGCTAATTTATATAACTCATATGTACCTAATGGATATAATATTAATAGATGCGGTGAAGCATTTCACAATTCACAGTATGATAAAGAAATTTCATGTTATAATTTATTAACAGGTGAACTTATTAAAACTTTTTCTTGTACTCATGAGGCTGATAGACAAGGATATTTACGACAAAGTATTGTAGCTGCTGCCGATTAGAAAGGCCGCAGTAAAACAGCTTATGATATGTTATGGCAGTGGGGTCATGAAAAACAAATTCCTGTAATTAAACCGCAAGCAGGAAAACATGGCGGAAAACGAGTATATCGGTATGATAAAGATACAGGCGATTTTATAGATAGTTTTAAATCATTAGCAGATGCTGAACGTTATTTAAATAAGCCAGGAGGAAATAAAAATATTTCCGCCGTATGTAATGGTAAGCGTCAATATGCTTATAATTATAGGTGGTCATATAATTTATATAATAATATTTTGGAGGAATAGAATAAATGAAAATTTACTTAGCAGGTAGTATATTTTATTATGGAGATGTATTAAGAAATACTGAATGGGCCAAAAAGATTAGACAAGCTATCCCCAATGTAGATTTATATTCTCCTATTGAAAATACTGATATTAATGGAATAGAAGGAAAAAAGAAATTTGCCGGTTCACAAGAAATTGCGACTGCAGATAATAAACGTTTAAATGAAACTGATATCTTAATTGCTTGTTTAGACAATGATATTATTCCTGCTGGTACTTGCGCCGAAATTGGTAAATTTCATGAGAAAATTGAGCGCGGCGACCATAAATATATTGTTGGTATCTGTACAGACAATAGGCAAATGTATTTAACGCATAGCGAAGCAAAGGACAAAGGTGGCGCTGCCGCATTAGGAGAACAGCAATACAGCTATCAAAACTTATATGTAACCGGACTTATCAAACAGGGCGGTATTCTTGTATCTAATATAGAAGATGCTATTGCTTTCGTAAAAGAAAAGGAATATGAATTTGATACAACTCTGCCTAATGAGTCCGTGTCAGATTGGAGGTAAATATGAATATAAATACGACAGATAAAGTTTAGACTGGAGAGTCAACTGCAGGAACTAGTACAAGTACAACTTATACTTACGGTAATCCTTCTTATCGCGCTGAAAAAGGTTGGGAGTGCCCTCGCTGCGGCCGCATTAATGCACCTTGGGCAAGATAGTGCGATTGTATCAGAAATAATTGGAATGTCACTTGCGATGATACCACTGGTGATGATTGGTGGAAAAAATATGTAACTTGCACGAGTAACGATACTTTTAAAATTCACCCCTACGAAATAACATATACTACGGCCCATAATCCTATTGTTGGTGGTAGTGATTATTGGGATAATACAGAAAAAATATGGTCTAATGTATTAAAAAATGTAAGTAATATAAAGGAAGTTTATTAAATATGAACGATATTATTCATTTACAATTAAACAACTGGTTTTCTGGGCGCGATTATCCATCAGAAGAACCGTTCATTTATTGGATTTCAAATAATAAATTCTGCGATGATGAATGGTGTAAGGAAAATCAGCTATGCGTAAATGCCGCATACCTTGATGCTTCAATTAACTGGTGTATTGCGGCACCGCGTGCTTGGGTAGAAGAACATTGTCCTATTATTCTATCTGAAGATAATTTTACTTATTTTACACAGCAATCTTATTGGAATGATGAAATAGATAAAGCAGAATGGAAAACAATCCAGCATGTTAAGTGGTATTCTGAATTTATCGTACGCGGAGATGAAGGACGATGGGGTACTCACTTTCCAGAATATAAAGAAGAAAATTATGGTGTCCATTGGGAAGTAGAAGATGAAGATGGACATTATTATGTAGAAGGAGACTAATTTATTATGAGTAATTTAATTTATGAAGTAAACGACAAACCAAAGACAATGAAAGAATATCTAGGATATTCATTTCAGGTTCTATTTTCTTGTATCACAGCAACGCTACTAATTGCGCTAATTTGCGGCACAAATCTTAGTGCGGGTTTAGTTGCCGCAGGTATCTCTACAATTTTCTTTCTCTGTATCACAAAATTCTCTGCGCCGATTGTTATCTCTAATAGTGGAGCTACGGTTAGTGCTGTTATTGGCGCAATTATGCTATGTAGCGGAGTAGAAAAGAATTTGCTTGGTGTAATGTTCGGCGGACTCACAATTGCTATTATTTATTGTCTCGCCGCAGTAGCTATTAAAAAATTTGGCATTGGTTGGATAACAAAATTAATTACACCAGTAATGTCTGGCGCAATTATTCTTATTATCTCTATTCAACTTGGCTTTTTTATTCCTACTTACGCGCAGGTTAATGGAGTTTATTCTCCTCTTGGCGTAGGAATTACTTTCCTTAGTATGCTATTTGTACTACTATTTGCTTTTTATGGAAAAGGACTAATGAAGAGATGGCCTATCCTATTCGGCGTACTTTGTAGTTATATTGTTTGTATTATTTTAACTGTTACGAATGTTGCTGATTTAGTTAATCTTAATCACTTTAAAAATATACAACTCTTTATGGTTCCTGACTTTGCGTTCTTCCACATTAATTTCAATACTTTTGACTGGTCAGTAATGCCACAAATTTTACTCAGCTTTACATTAGTAGCCCTTGGCGCGCTTGCTGAACACCTTGGCGATATGATTAATGCTTCCAATATTTGTGAAAGAAATTTCTTAGAGACACCTGGCTTACAGAAAACATTAGTCGGCGATGGAATTGGCTCATTTATTGGCACAATTATCGGCGCACAACCTAATACCACTTATACAGAAAACCTATCAACTATTCTTATTAGCAAATGTGCTAGTGTCTATGTCACGCTTCTCGCCGCAATTGAGCTAATTTTACTAGGCTTCTTTGGTCCATTTAATAGTTTTATTCAGGCACTTCCTAATGCTACCTTCGCAGGCGCATCTATTTGTTGCTATGGTATGATTGGCGCATCAGCTATTAAATTTCTAAAGCAAACCAATATCAATTTTAATAATGAAAAAACTATTTGGATTTTCGCGGTAATGTTGATGGTTGGTACTTCTGGTTTATCCATTAACTATCGCTCATTTGGAATTAGCGGCATTTGTCTAGCAATTATTACTGGCATTATTCTTAACTTAATTATTAAGGAGAAAGAAAATGTATAATTCTTTATTTGAAATTCAGCGCGAATGGCCACTTGGCACAGTAGTTGCTGAAGAGCCTATATTTCAGCGCTTCTATTGCGCTGATGAGATTACATTTAATAAAATTAAAGAATGGTTTAATGGCGATGAAGTAAAACAAACTTCTCCACATCATGTCACGGTTACACGATTATCAAAAAAAACTATAGAAGGATATCTGTATAATGGCGAACAATGGTTTCCTATGACACAAAATGGTACGGAATGGTCTATTTATATACCAGAGGAGTTTTAATGATGTGTGGATTTGGTAATAGAACCTGTGGAATATGCGCTAATGCCAATGGTTGCCTTGCTTCAATGAATGGCGATTATTTCTGTCTCGCTTCTAAACAAGAAGTACAAAAGCGTTTAGAAGAAGGCCGCTATGCTGATGATACATTGATTATGAAACAATATTTAGAAATTCCGGATGATTATATTAAATCATGTATGGCATGGGCATAAATAGTAGGAGCTCAAACAATTGAGCTCCTATTATTTGACTTTTTCTAAAATTATGTTATAATAATTATAGAAAAAAGGAAAGGAGAATGAAAATGGGTTTGGATATTTATATTTTCAAAGCTCGTACCAAGAAAGCATTTGAGGCCGATAATTGGTATAATTCTGACGCAATACAGGAAGTATATTATGCTAGAAAATTCTGGAATCTTATAAGAGAAGCATCATTCATTAATGTAGATGATGATTGCGGCGAATATCTTGAACTTTCGCGCGAAAATGTTGAAGAACTGATTGAAATTGCTACCCATAATGAAGATTATTTTGGTGGCTTTGAGACAGTACCTCGCTTATGCGAGATTCTGCGAGATTTTGAAGAAACCGAAGAAAACGGCTATCATTATTATATGGAGTTTGATTACTAATGACATTTAAAGATTGTGCTAAATATTATCCCCTTGATTATACTTATGTTGGAGATTATAGTCTAAACGAGACTTATACGAAAGACCAGCTTGATTCAGATACAATTGCTGAGGCGCTTGAATGGAATGATGAGAGCGCAATCCCGTTTATTGTATATGATGCTGCTACGCAGAAATTTGAGAATTGGTATTATGCTTTTTGGCGTGTAAAAGGTTATCTTAATGAAACTTACGAAATGGATGGATTTTATCCAGCAACGAATAGTGAGTCTTTTGGATGGGAAAAAGTAGACCCAGATACAAAAAATAGCATTATTTACGCACCAGACGATGAACTCGCAAATGAACTGGGCTTCGGGCCGGATATGGGAAAAAATGATGATTTTCGGCGCGAACAGATTGCGTATGGATTTGATGTAGAAGCTTATACAAATGGGACCATCTTTACTACTCGTGAAAAACTAGAAAAATTTTTAAGTGAAGAATAATTTTATATTACCTATTCTATAAGAGTAGGTAATTTACTATACCCAAGTTTATGCCAATGAGGCAGGTAGAAAATGACAAGAGATATTATAAATGAATTTGAGCTATTTATTTATCAGCAAGGATGGACGCAAACTGACGCGGCAGAGAAAATCGGGTGTTCGCAGGAACATTTAAGTAGGATTTTTCGTAGATTAAGAAATCCATCAGCAAAATTACTAGA